CGCGCAGGAATCCAAAGATTGGGCGTATCGTCGCCAGATGGGTAACGGGCCTGCGCGCGGCTTCTGGCAGTTTGAGAAGAACGGCGGTGTCAAAGGCGTGATGGAACACCCCCTCAAGACTGTGCGCGACCTTGCCCGTCAAGTATGCGCCGCACGTGACTGCCCATGGGATCGCGAAACCATTTGGAACAACTTGGAACATGACGACGTGCTGGCCGCTGCGTTCGCCAGGCTCAACCTGTACGGCGATCCCTTCCCGCTCCCGGCAGTCGGCCAGTGCAACGCAGCATGGGAACTCTACCTGCGCGTGTGGCGACCTGGGCGCCCCCATCCAGAAGAATGGGAGGCGCGTTACGACGCGGCTGTAAATGCGGTGTAAGATCGCTAAAGCCGCGTATGACAAGCGCAGGCGTGAGGCTAAGGCTGTTGAACTCAAGACCTACGATAAGGTCAGGAATGCGTTGAGGCGAGCTGACCCAGCGTATGCTGAGGCTCAGCGAAAACGCAAAGCTGACTGGCGGTTAAACAACCGTGAAATGTATTTGACGACAAACCGTGAGTATGACGCGAAACAGCTACGCGAGAACCTACAACGGCGAATTTCAAAGAATTTGCGGCACCGTTTACGTAAAGCAATGCTGGGGCAGACTCGGGGTCTTTCAGCCGTTCGCGACTTGGGGTTGTCAATAAGTGAATTTCGCCAATACATGGAAGGTTTATTTTCCGATGGTATGACTTGGGGGAATTACGGCGAATGGGAAATAGATCACGTTAAGCCGCTGGCACTTTTTGACTTGTCGATTGATGCTCAGGTGCTGATAGCCTGCAACTACAAGAACCTACAACCTCTGTGGGCTGCGGACAACCGCAAAAAGCACGCCAACTATGGGGGTGTTGTATGATCGCCCCGGCGTGGGTTGCCGCTGCAGCGTTCGCAGTCGGGTTGGGTGCGGGTGCCTGGCTCGCTGACAACGCGCTGAGCGCTGAGCATGAGCAATACAAGGCCAGCGTGGCCAAGGACGCAGAAGACCGAGCCTTAGCGGTGCTGCTGGCCCTGCAGTCGGCCGGTGAGCGCGTCAAGGCCGGTGAGGCTGCCGTATCCCAACAGAGAGAAGAGAATGCCAAAGCAGATGCAGAAGTTGACCGGCTTAATCGTTGCCTCAAGTCTGGCACTTGCGGGCTGCGGGTCGCGGCAAAGTGTCCCGGTGTGCCCAACCCCACCAGCGGTGACGGTGCCAGTCGAGATACTGCAGCCGGTGCAAGACTTGATGCCGCTGCTGAATCAAATTATTTGGAGTTCCGACGACGATACGCCGCACAGCTCGCAACCTTGAAGCTCTGCAAGGTGTACGGTGAAACGCAAAAGCCCCTCAATTGAGGGGTTTATTTAATCCCGTTCTCTTTCCAGTGTCGCTCAATAACCTGCAGCAAACGTTGCAGTGCAACGGCTCTACCCTCACCAATATTTGCTTGCGCGCCATTCGGGTAAAAACCATCGGGATAGATTACGCGATATAGACCGTCAACAAATTCGAATTTTGCGCACATTGGATGCGCTTCAATCTCAGCAATCAAAGCCTTTACGCGTTCTGCATTTTGTTGTGGGGTCATTGTTTAGCCTCCTGATTAATCCGTGCCAGGTACGTCGCCGCTGTTTCAATCACTACTTTTTCAGGGTCGAACATTGCAACATTTGAGTGCTCATAAAACTCACCAACGACACGACCGTCAGACCTGCGCGTTATGACCCAGCTATTACAGTGGTGCTCAAGTTCTGGAATGTGATCCATGTTAGGTGCCTCCTTGGGTGTGAGCGAACAATAGACCACTATTTACGGTGGGTCAACAAATTCTTTTAGCGCAAACTATGGGCTCACTCAAAACGAGGTGCATCATGGTCACGAGCAACCCGCTACAACTCATCAATACCCCGCAGGTGTTCCCGGTTCCCGGTGGGATTTCCGGCAGCGCGCAACTACTCATTCAATTTGAAACCGCCCCGACCGCTGGCACCGTCACAGTGGAACGTCGTGCGCCTGGCGTGGCAGCGTGGTCACCGCTGGTCAAAGGCACCGCCAAGAGCATCACAAGCGGCGCTCTAAGCTTGCGCGTTGACGGCGTTGTGGGCTCTCTGCGTGTGACGTTCACCGGGTTGACTGGTGGCGCTGCACCAATCTTGTGGGTCGACACCAACCCAACGCCGCAAGGTCTGTTCAATGGCCTGGCAGCGGTCACCACGCAGCCCTATACCGAAGCGAACGTAAAGAACGGGGTGCAGTTCAACGTGCGCGCAGTTTGGCCGCTGGGTGATGTCATCGCCCCTGCAGGTATCAAAAAGATTTGGTTTAAGACTGGTGCAAAGCAGGTCATCGTCAAGCTGCGTGAGGTGCAGTACGTAGCAGAAGAGTTAAAGCTTGAACTGTTCAAGACGCCAACCGGCGTGACTCTTGGCACTGACCTCACCGTGCACAACTACAACGGGGTGTCGCCAGTCGCAACAACGGTGCTCGCCAAGAAGAACGTTACGACTACAACCAACGGAACTGCGTTTGATAATGGTGACCCCGAATACTTTTTTGGGTCAGCAAACGCACCGCAGCGCGCAGCCGCATCAATCCCTCAAGGTCGGGAGCGCATCCTGCCTGCTAACTCTGAGTTCTTGATTGTCATCACCAACACCGGGACCGGTGACGCCCGCGTCCAATACTTCCTTGATTGGTACGAGGGCGACTCTGATATCCCGCTTTAACGAACGCCGATAGTCCCAAGCATTTTGTAAGCTTCGCGCTCATAAAATGCATAGTCGATGTCATCCGGCAGCGTGCTTGGTAACCGCATGCATGGCACGCTGCCGGTGCTTCCCGCAACCATGTTGCCCACGGTCTGGCCGTTGCGCAGTTTGGTTGACCTGATGGCGTGGGTTGAGTTCTTGCCGTAATACCACCGCACCGTCTTGCCGAGCACTTCGCCGGTCCCTTCCCAATACCCGCCACCTGAGCACGTGGCAACCGTTAGAAACTTCCTGATGTCAGTGCACCCCCTGATGGTCGTATAGAGCGGGGTGCCCCTGGCAAGGAACGCAATCACCGCGTCTGAGCAGATATCAATGTCAGGGTTCTTGCCGGTCGGGCTTGCCTCGGGCGATACGCCAGACTCACCAAAGCAACCCTTGGCCTTGTGCGTGCCGTCAGGTTTGAAGGCGATGTAATTGTTGACGTCGCGGCTGAATACGGCGGTGTATTTGGTTTCCTCGGTTTCCAGGCCGGTGGCCGCTTCCCATGCGCGCAGGATCGCGTCACGGGTCGCCTCAAGCCCTGCAGGTGTCTTGACGATAATGCCGTCTGTGTTGGCCGACACGACCGGGATACCCGCCAGTTCCATGTCTTCAATGAGCATGAGCAGCGCAAGTTGCCCGGTGATGGTGGTCCTGATAAGTAGCTCAGGGGCAAACAGAATTGAGTATTTCGAGCCGAGTTTGCCGAACGCGCCGTTGAGTACAATCTTGAGACTGTCTGCGATGGTCTTCCAACGCTTAGCACCCTCGGTGTCGCCGGCCTTCTTGCAGGCGCTGGCCATGTTCTTAGCGTGCAAACGCTCAACATACACGCTGCGATAGATCGCCCCGAACGCCTCACCGATTGCACCGGGATACATGTTCATCAACAGGATGAGTGACGGGTAATAACTCGCAACGTCGTGGTCTGACAGCGACCACTTGCCCGGTTCCGTCAGGTGAAATATTGACTTCTCTTGGCTGTGCAACCCACCTATGCCGAACTTGTAGACGCTTGAGCCCATCGCAGGGCGCAGCGCGGCAACGGCTGGGGGAATGATGATCCCCGTTTTGATCTTGCGGCCGTCAGCGTCTAGAACCTCATCGGTGTCACCTGGCATCTTGAGCTGGTCGACGTCGTTGACGGTGAAGGCATTCGTCAGCACCGTGGCCAACACTTGCTGCATTTGCTGGGTTCTAAACTTGATGAACGGCGGGGCTTGGTAGTGGAACTGATACCCGTGCGGGTAGCTCACCTTCTGCGGTCGGTAGCCGAGCTTTGCAATGATTGTGGCTTCACTGATTTGGGCGTCTGACTTGCTCATGACGTCAACACCGAGGTCTGCCGATATCTGGCGGCGTAGCTCAAGGCGACCCTTGATGGTTTCCTGCAGCCCTTTGGTGCCGGCCAGGTCGTTTCCGCAGTAGTTCTCGGTGATATCCATTTCATCAACGGTGAGGTTGGCCATTGGGTCAACCGGCAGGTCTTGCAGGGTTTCAGAGTGCATGCGCCCCATGTACATCTTGAGACCGATGCCCACGCCTGGGGCCACCTCAAACAAGTCGATGTGCTTGAGCCAGTTGAGTTCTGGAATGTTGTTCTGCTTGTAGAACTGCCAGCCCCTCACGCGCCCAACGATAATGCTGTCACTGTAAGCCTTGAGGCTTGCGCACAGGTCGCGGCTCGTGATGTTCGGGTTGCTCGTGATGAGGTGCAGGCAGGCAGCAATCATCGGCACGTCATAGTGGTTGCCGTTGAACGTGACGATTTCGTTAGCGGCCAGGAAGAACCGCAGGCCCATCACATTGGGCACCTGCCAGTGCGGGCGAACCTCAAAGCTGTAGCCGGGGGCTTTGACCAAGAAATAATTGCGGTAACACTCAACGTCTGTCTGCGCCTGGGGGTAATTGCCCATGTCGGTGCACTCAAAGAAAACCCCGGACTTGCCGGGGTTTGGTGGTTGGGAGGTTGGGTTATGCGACTTGCATCATACCCGCTGCGATCAACTGTTGGTCGGTCATGCCTGGCTGCGTCAGCCACTGTTCACGGGTGTAGCCTTGCGCGGCTGCCGTCATGATGTAGGTTGGTGCAATGGCCGCTTGGGTGAACTGTGGGTTCGGGGTAGCCATCTGCATTACAGGCTGCTGAGGTGCCGGGTTGATAGGCGCCTGCATCTGCGGTTGATTGCCCATCGGCGCAGGCTGCTGCATTTGCATCTGCGGTTGATTGCCCATCGGCGCAGGCTGCTGCATTTGCATCTGCGGTTGAGGCGCCGGGGCTTGCATCTGCATTACAGGTTGTTGCGGAGCTGGTGCGGCCATCTGAGGTGCAGGGGTGCTGATGGTCATATAACCGTTAGTGACCAACCACGTATCATCCTGGCCGTTGGCGTTCCACTGTTCGCGGGTGTGGCCTTGAGCCAACGCGGTCATTGTGTAGACCGGTGCGGCAGGGGCCTGCATCTGCATTTGTGGTTGCTGCACCATCTGAGGCTGCGGCGCTGGGGTCATTGCCGGCTGCTGGCCTTGTGGGGCTGGTTGGCCAGGCATTGCGATAGACGCAACCGGCGCAGTGGTCGACATGCCTGGCGGGATGTAGCCGGCAACCGGTGCTGCGAACATGGTAGCAGCGTCTGGCCCGCTGGTGATCTTGGCACCGTGGCCAACCAGTTGGCAGCCGTCAGGGTTCACGAACAGACCCGGCTTGCTGTTGCCCTGGCCCGTCCAGCCGTTACCCTTGATATCCAGCGAGACACGAACGAATTTGCCGGTATGGATTTGTTCCATTTCGGTGATTGGGGTGTTGTTGGCCAGGCCGTCATAGCAGCGAACCGGTGCAGCGTAGGTGCTGACCTGCACGATGTAGCAGCCGGCCCATCCTTCTTTGTTGGCGTGAGGTTTGCCGTTGAGGTCAACGCCGTCACCATCCTTGACCTTGAAGGCGAAATCGGAACGCACGCAACCCTCATTGGTGGCGTTCGGGTTCCAGCCTTGCGGGAAGAGCTGCGGGAACGTCGCTGCCGCTTCCTGCTTGATCGCGCAAATCATCGGCCAGGTTTCAGGGTCGCGTTTATCGAACGCAACGTTGAACCACCAGTTGAAGGACGGTTGCCCATCGTTGCCGGTCTTTTGGGTCTTGCCGTCGTCCATCATCACAGGCGACTTGTACAGCGGGTTACCTTGAACGATACGGCCAACAGGGGAGAGCATTTTGATAGGCATTGTCATTTATCCTTGGTTAAAAAGTTTGTCAGCGTGATTGTCTGCCAGGCGTCTCAATTTGAGGCTGCCAGGTTTGCGCACTGTGAAACCATCAAGCACAGTGCCGGGTATTTTCGCCTTGGCCTGGGTGGGTGTCAAAGCGGTTAGCGGTTTAGCGATGTCCACGCCCAACACTTTGGCGAGCGCAATAGCCTGTTCGGCCTTGCCATCAATCCAAGCGAGCTTGCCGGTGCCACCGCTGTATTCAAAGTTGCGGTGTACGAACCCCTCTTTCTGGATTGCGTGGGTCAACTTGCCTTCAAGGCCAGCTTGTCGGGCTTCCATCACCTTGATAGCGCGGTCCAACCTGCGAAGCTCTGCGGCAGCCTGGTCGGCTGTCAGCTCAAGTGCACCGTGGTCAGTCGATACGTCGATCAGTTGTAGCGATGCCGCCTGCAGTGTCGCGCAGTTGGCGTTGGCCGAGCAGTTGAGGCAATGAGGGCCTGCAGTAAATGCGCCCTTTTCGCTGCCAACAGTCAGGCTGTACTTGCCATCCCGATACGCAATCGCGTGCTCTGCTGCAGTGCGCAGGCGGTGCATGTAAGGAATCAGCTTTTCACTGTTGACGCGCCAGGTCTTCACTGTGTCGTGACCGTAGCCACGTGGCTGCACAATGGTCATTTCAACCATAAAGTGTTCGGTGAAAGGTCCGTGAATCGCCTGCAGATAATCCAGCACCCCACGCACATAGGCCAGCAACTGCCAAAGCTCGAAAGGGTCAACCGGCACATAGCCAAGCTTCAAGTCAGCAACCCGCATGATGCGCTTCACAGCGTCCCAAGACCAAGCGTCAACGGTGCCCCCGCATTCCTTATGAATGCTTGGAATTGCAACCTGCGACTCAAGGTAAACCGGCGAACCCCAAGACCGCAGAACCGCCAGGTACTCAGCCACGCCGTCTAGAATTTCCTCAGTCAGCTCAACGCCGTTGGGTGCTATCGTACCTTCTGGAACGGGGCGGTTGTTGCCAATCTCGTACGCCGCCCAATGCCCTGCAATCCCTTCCTCACGAACCTCGTTGTCATTGGGGAGTTCGGGAAAGCGAGCCGCCAAAGTGGCATAGCCCGCGCACCGAACCCACAACCCAGCCGCGCTGGGGCGCAAAGTGAATTGTGGGGTGCTCATGATTACATTGCCGCCAGTTGGGCGGTGAACGCTTGGTGCAGCCAGACAACCGCGTCAGGGCGCTGAGCAACCAGCGAGAAGTCACCCGCACCGTTGACGTCAACAATGTTGCACTGACGGCAGAAGTGCTCAACGTGTGCGGTGCTCAGCTTGCCGCCCGAGCCTTCCAAGTTCGGGGCCAGCCATTGGGCCAGCTCGGCAAAGGTGGTTGGCGTTGCTGCAGGCTGAGGCATCGGTGCAGGCATCGGCGCAACGTTAGGCGCCAGTACCGGGGCACCGGTCGGCATTGGTGCGATGGTTGGGGTTACCGGTGCTTGCACAATTGGTTGAGCCACAAACGCGTTCGGGTCGTTCGGCAGCGGCACGGCTTCCTGATGCGGCACGTTGACCGGGTTGCCGAGCACGCCACCGGCTGGCAGACCTGCAGGCGGGGCAGCGTGGCCAACTTGAGCGGCCATCAGGTTCTGCAGCTCTTTGGTGACGTTGGAGACGGTGAGGTCATCAACACCTTTGCGCTTGGCCCACACGCCGGCTGCGGTCTTCTTGTACGAGCCGTCATCGTTCTTGCCGCCCGAGTGGATACGGACGTCCCACGGGATGCCGTTCTTGTCCAGCTCGACACCGGCAGGGCCATTCGTGGCAGGGGTAGCCGATGCCACTGCTATAGGGGCAATCGTAGGGTTTGGGAATTCAGCGACCTGCGCAGGTGCTGCAGCAGCCGGTGATTGGTTGACCGTCGAACTTGCAGCCTCTTGCTGTGCAGCGAGCGGCGTTTGTGCACCCAAGGCAGGCGTATTGCTGGCCGTTTGGGCGCTTGCGACGTTTGGGGAACTCTTAACGCCGTAAACGGCATCGACCACACGGGTGACGTCAACGTGATTGTCTTCTGCTGGGCTGAAACTGAGAGAAATTTGCATTGCTGGTGTTCCTGTGGGGTTGTGATGGGAGGTGAGATTAAGCATAATTAACGCCGGTTGCAAATACTTTTTCACGGGGAAATTTAACGCATGGCGAATTTACGGGGCTTCCAACAAGAAGCGAACGACAAGACCCGTCACGCTCACAGTATCTTGCCAGCCGGCAGGCGCAACGTGATGGTAGTGATTCCCACGGGTGGCGGTAAAACAGTCTGTATGGGGGACATGGCCCGCAACCACGACGGGTGGGGCGTGTCGATGGCGCACCGCAAAGAGCTGGTCGGGCAAATCTCAAAAGCCTTTGCACGTGAGGGGATTGTGCACTCGGTGGCCGCGCCCAAGGCAACGGTGGCTGATATCCAGACTGAGCACTATGAGGAATTCGGCCGCAGCTTTATCAACCAGAACCGCGCAGATTGGACCATCGCCAGCGTGGACACCGTGAAGTCCAAAAACTCTGATTGGGGTGATCGCTTCAAGCGCGCAACGCTCGGCGTAATTGATGAGGGGCACCACGCGCTCAAGAAAAACAAATGGGGTGAGGTGTTTAGCAACTTTTCACCTTTCGTTGCCGGCCTGCTGTACACCGCCACGCCGTGCCGTGCGGACGGTAAGGGCCTGGGGCGTGAGTTTGACGGGATCGTTGACCAGATGATTGAAGGTCCCGGCATGCGCTGGTGCATCGACAACGGCTATCTGACGGACTACGACTATCGCGGCTTCAAGGTTTCCGACCTCGACATGCGCAAGGTGAAGACCACCAGCACCGGGGAACTCAGCAAAGAGGAAGCGGCCGCGCTCATGCGTAGCTCCAAATTCTTTGTCGGTGAGGTTGTCGGAACCTACGTCAGTGAGGCTATGGGCAAGCTCGGTGTGTGCTTCGCGCAGAACATTGAGGAAGCGCAAAAGCTTACCGACAAGTTCAACGCCTCGGGCGTACCTGCAGCCCTGGTGACTGCCGACACGCCGAGCGCCGAGCGCCGCAACATCCTGCGCCGGTTCCGTGAGCGTCAGTTGCTGATGCTGGTAAACGTCGACCTGTTCGGTGAGGGGTTCGACCTGCCAGCCATTGAAATTGTGATCATGGCCAGGGCAACCGCGTCATTCTCGCTGTATGCACAGCAGTGGGGGCGTGTGCTGCGTCTGATGATTTCCCCAATCCTGGCTGCAGCTTGGGACACCTACACGCCGCTGCAACGCTTGATGCTTATCAGTCAGTCTGAGAAACCGCGCGGCATTGTGCATGACCACGTGGGCAACCTCATCAGGCACGGTGGACCACCAGACCAACACAAGCTGTGGACCCTGGCCAACCGCAGCCGCTCCAATGGTGCTGACGACGGTATCCCGCTGCGCACGTGTGACCGCAAGTTTGCTGATGACGGTGTGACGCGCAAGGTCTGCGGGCGAGCGTTCGAACGCATCAAGCACACGTGCCCGCACTGCGGCAAACGACAAGACCCACCAGCCATTCGCGAAGGCTCGGGGCCTGAGTTCGTTGACGGGGACATTTACCTGTACAGCGATGAGGAACTTGCAAAGCTGCGGGGCGACATCAAGAAGTTGGACGGGCCGCAATTCATCGCCAAGGAGCACCAAGGCACGGGGATTGGCCGCAACATCGCGATTGCGCAGGCAGCCACACAACGTGAGCAGCGCAACGTTCGGCACGCAATGAACTGTTGGGCGGGCATGTACCCGCGTGAGGGCCAGGAAGAGCTAACAATGCGGTTCTTCCACACCTTCAAGCTCGACGTTCTCACGGCAATGACGCTCAAGTCTCAGGACGCCAAAGAGCTGCGCGAACGCATCACCGCAAAAATGTTGATTGCGGGGTACGTTATTAATGATCTACCATTCCCGGACACCAACCAAGCGGAGCAAGCAGCATGACAACGCAATCAATCTTTAAAGGTTTTGGTTCAAACTGGAAATGGGCCAGCCGTACCGCTGGTGGCATAGCTCGACTGCATACAATCCTCCCAACTATAACGACTGACGGGGTGTTGGCCTACAACCGCAACAGGTCGAATTGCGTTCGCTGCGAAGCGTTTGACCATCGGGAAGTACCTCAAGATGCAGCGTGTGTTATTTGGGAACGCACCGATTTCGCCAACGGGCCAGACTATGCAACTGACGCGTTCGGCCTGGCCTTGTATGAAGACGAAGCAGATACACCTGTTGTGGTTGATGCAGTGCGCGCCCGCCGTGGCGATTGCGCTGAGGATGGTTGCGAAAACGAGCGGGGTGTATTTGGTCAGTATTGCCAGTTCGCCCCGTCAATGCCTGTTGCACCACCTCCCCCACCAGCACCAACGCAAACCCGACTCACAACCGATGAGGCTGAGAACGGGATGCTTTGGGCGTTCGCTCGGTCTTATGAGGATCGTGTGCACGTTGACTCGCTCGGCGGTGTTTACTTCGACATCGAGGCGCAGGGTGTTGGCGCGGGTCGCTTCGCGATGGATGTTCATGTTGACGGCGTGATCAGCCCAATCACCAGAACCCGCAGCACCCCACACCCGGCACCTGCAATGCCTGTGGGTTACGCCGAGCCTATAGCTGACCGCAACCCACAGGCATTGCCCGTTGAAGAGCACACCGCGTTACTGCAGGCCGAAGTGATCAAGCACGCCAATTGGGGCCACAACCCCGAGGGTTACAGCGAGTACGACAAGGGTATTGCCAACGGTCTTGAACTGGCCATTGCGCTGATTAACAAGCGCTCACCAAACTTTGCGCACACCCCAATGCAACACGAGCCTGCGCCGGCAGTGCTCAAAGCCAAAGCGCACGCCAAGCACCTGATGCGGCAGGCTAACGTTGATGGGTCTGAGCAACTCACCGCTGTGCAATACATGGCGATCTTTGGCGAGCTGCCAGAATGATCTTGCGCACCTGGGCGGCACGGCACGGGGTGACGATGAGCGCGGTGCTTGAGCTTGAGGAGTTGATGGGCGTGGACAACGCGCCCGCCATCGTCGTTGAGGGTGAGCCAGGCAGTGAGGGGCGGCAAACCTCACTGCTGCGCCTTCGGGCTGAGGAACTGGGGGTTCGCCTGTACCGCAACAACGTTGGGGCACTGCAGGATAAAACCGGCCGATTGGTTCGCTATGGCCTGGCCAACGAGTCAAAGAAGCAAAACGAACTCACCAAGTCTGCAGACCTCATCGGCTGGCAGCCCCTGGTTATTCAACCCTGGATGGTTGGCTACAAGGTCGCGCAGTTCCTGAGCGTTGAAATGAAACACGAGGGGTGGACGCCAACCGGCGATGAGCACTATGAGGCGCAGCAGGCTTGGGCTGACTTGGTGACGGCTGACGGTGGGCGGGCGATATTTGCCACCGGTCCCGGTAGTCTGTAAAGTGTGCGTTACTTACGCTTAGGAGGTTGCGCGATGCAACGCGACACAAAACAGGAACTGCTTGTTAAAGGGCACGCGCTAGCCGTGAAATACGGGCTCGGTCATTTGACCAGCAGCACAATGAAAGAAGAAACCGGGTTCTATCGGTTCGCCGTGACCAACCACTTTGGTACCGTGGGGGCCTTTCGTGATCAGGTGAAAGCCTACGGTATCAAGAAAGGTTCGTGGGGTGCTGACGTTGTTGTGCGTTGTCCACGCCTCACGCCTGCTGAGCGCAAGGCTGAGATACTTGAAGAGGCTTATGCGCAGGCAGCGGCTGACGGTCTGGCCGCTGTGACGCGTATCAGCGTGGCTGAGAAGCTGGGGGTCAGTGACGGGTTGATCAGTCGCTACTTTGGTACGGTTCTCGGTCTGCGTGACGCGGTGCTGGCGCAAGCTGTGGTTAACGGCAACGCTGACATCGTGGCCGATGCGCTTGAGCTGCAGATGAATACGCACCACGTTCCGCCCGACATAGTGACCCAAGCCCGCGAAATCCTAGCCGCCTAACAAGCGGCTTTTTAATACCCGTTGACAGACCATAATTAGTGTTCTATCGTTCGCCGTACTTAACGCACAAGGAGCAATGACAATGCACATCAACACACCGCTCATGATTACAGGCGACGGCACCCGCTGGTCAACTTGTGCCAAGTGCCGCAAGGTATTTGGTCTGTCTGACGGCATGCTTGAGGGTTCGCACATTTGCTGTGGTGGTTGCGGTCAAAACCTGTTGCTCAAGAAAATGAGCAATGTCGAGTGGGAAGCTTTGAGCGAGCAGTTCCCGCAGCCGGCAAGTCCGGTGATGACGACCTATGTTCGCGGCTCTCACAACATTGAAACCGGTGAAGTGATTGAACCCCTGCACAAGCGCGTTGGTTTGCTGGATGCTGCAACCGGCGTGATGCACAGCGAACGCGACTCTGCAGAAGCTGACGCCGCGCAAGAGCTGTTTGTTGAGTGTGGCGTAAAGGTCAGCGTACTTGAGAACTTGTGCGCCGAACCAGTCTCGTTGGTTACAACCCTGCAATGGTGGCCAAAGGGTGGTTTTAAAACTATTGGCGCCGAGTTCGGCAAGCAGTTGCGCCCGAGCCAAATGCCAATGTGGGATTTGGCGCCTGTGGGTGGCGGCAAGACTGTTGTAATTGAGCGCGCACTTGGCGCGGTTGCAGCCCTGTACGATGTGCCTTTTGATCGTTTATTGGGTCATAAGGCCGCGCTCAACGCCAAGTACGGCCGTTTCAATAACGACCTTGCAGAATATTGGGATCGTATTGCAACTGCACAAGTTGACTCATTACGTGATGAAATTGAGAACGGCGCTAAACGTTACAACGCTGCGCGTGAGAAAGCTGTTCTCGGCTGTGTTGCTCAAGCGGCTTTCAAGTTGGGCGATAACGAGCGACGCTATTTAATGCGCAACGAGCGAAACCGTGCTAACAGCAAAGTTAAAAGAATCTTGGCTAAAGAGTTGCGGGCGTGCGGTTTGTCTTACAGCCAACTTGAAATCATTGTATCTAACGTAGTTGAGAGCGTGCGCAATGTTTGAACTCATGATGACTTATTGCTTGGTGGGCCAGCCTTGCGCAGTTGAGAGCGTGGCCAACTTCCCGCAGTACGACGTAGGCCGCAGCATCTGTGAGCTTGCCAAGCCTGGTGTTGAGCTGGGTGTTCGTGAGCGTGCACCGCGCGGAACCCGCATCACCTTCGAATGCAAACAGCCGGTGCGTGAGGTGGAGTACGAATATCAAACCCCCAGCCGTGAGCGGTCACCTGATCTTTTAGAGCAAGTGTTGCCACGGGTGATGCAGGAAGCTGGGCGGTACTTGCGATGAGTACGGTGAGCCACGTGAACTACGCGCGGCATGACGCACTACGGGCACTTCGGTTGCACCACTATCAGGCAATGCTGCGGTTGCGCTCTTATGCCGATGACGCGGACATGCGAAAGAGCGATTCGCAGCACTACAACAAGCGCGCCAACGTGCACTTGGGGTTTGTTCAAACCCTCAACGAGTTCTTTCCGATTGACGATACAGCAGAGCGAGACAACGACAATGAGCAAGCAATGTAACTGTAACAGTGTTTTCCTCGACAAAGTTAAAGAGCACATCAAGGCAAAGGCGCCCAATGGCTCTGAGCGCCTTGATATTTCAATGCCGCAAGTGCGGTTTGCTTTTACGGACAAAGGTTTGAAAGACTTGGTTGTTATGGACGTAAAGGGTGAATACTTCACGCCAAAGAAAGCAGGCGGTTTCAAGCGCGTTAAAGTTGACACTTTCATTTCTGCAAACTATTGCCCGTTCTGCGGCGTATCGCTTAAGGATGCTGACAATGCAACCAACCTTTAAATCCATGCGCCGTGACGGTGCTATCAAACGCGGTGAAGCCAACGCGGTGCGCCTTGAGGACATCCACGAGGAACCCGGCTTTAACGAGCTGGCGCGTGACTATGATGCTGACGACGAACAGGCCATTGCCGAGCTTGCCGCGTTCATCAAAGCGGGTGGCATCTACCCGGCGCTTGAAGTGCGCCCGCGTGCTGAGGGTGGTGTCTGGCTGGTTGACGGTCACTTGCGTTCTCGGGCGCTGCGGCTGCTTGATGCTGCTGGCGACCTGCCGCGCACGCCGAACAAAGAAGACCCGAAAGTGCTTGAGGCTTGGGTGAATGTTACGCCGTTCGTTGGCAATGACGCTGAGCGCATCTTGCGGCTAGATACCAGCTCGCAACGCAAAGACCCTGGTGACCTGGCGCGCGGCCGCATCTACTCGGCTCTGCTGGCGCACAACTGGACACCTCAACAGATAGCCACGCGCACAGGCAAGCCGCTTGCAACCATTCAACGCATCCTGACCCTGGCCAGCGGCAACACTGACGTGCACGAAATGGTCAAGGCTGGTGAGGTCAAACCAACCATCGCAGCGCAGGCGGTGAAGACTCACGGCGACAAGGCCGGGGCGGTGCTCGGTGCCGCTCTTGTTGAGGCCAAGGCGATTGGCAAGACCCGCGTGACCAACGCCGTGCTCAAACCCAAGCGCATCCCTGAGAGCCTGGTAGAGCGGTTGATTGCAAGCCTGCGCGTGTGCAGTGATACGCACGAGCCTTTGCAAGAAGCGTTGGACGCGGCACGTGCGCTACTCAAAGAGATTGAAGAGGTGCGCGGCAATGGCTGAGCGCTTCCAGGGCAAGGTGTGCAAGAAGCACCCCGAGCTGCAGGGTGAGCGCTTTCGCCGCAACCACGCGTGCCCTGAGTGCCAGAACGGGTACACCAAGGAACGCAACCAGCTCATACGCGACAAGGCCAAGAAGTTTGACACCCTGGCCGCTGCGGTGCGCGACTACCTTGACGACCCTTCAAGCCTGCGAGCCATAGCGCTGCGTCAGATGGTTGAGCCCTCCTAGTGAGGGCTTTTTACTATCCGATGAATGGGCCTTGTAGACCGTCAATAATGTACTAGTCTGTTAGTTACCGGCACCTTCGCCGGCTTGATGATAGGGGTACGTGACAATGCGCCTTGAACTTGCAACGATCTTTAACCGGATCAACAAAACCCATGTATCTATGGAAACAACCGCAGCTCAGATTATTGAGGTGCTTAAACTTAACGACGTTAACACCCTGGACAAGCTCAACGAGATTGTTGCAGCAGCGTACGACCGCAACGGCTGGTCAAGCAGGCAAGGGCGCCCGCGCCCCGGCGATGTCTCAGCACCAAGCGCTGTGCAAGTCTATGTGTCCACGCTGCGTAGGGCGTACCGGATGGGGATCAAGGTACTCAAGCTCAACAGCATTGAAGAGGTGCGCCGGGAGATACGCAAAGCGAACCGTGGCCATCAGGACGGTGAAGGGCCAAAGGGTGTGCGGCTGACAGCCACCGGCAGCTTTAACGGTGACCTGCGGCATGACATCCTGCTACTTTGGGAAGTTATCCCGGATGAGGAACGCACAGCGCTTGAGGCATCGGTGCAGCGTCTGTATGACAAGTACGTCAAGAAGGCACCGCCCGCGTTACGACTCGTAGCCTGATTCACAAGCCCCGTTAGCTCGGGGCTTTTTATTTTGTTGACAGGGCATTAATAGCGGTCTATTGTTCGCTCAACAGAAACGAACAACGGAGCAAGACGAGATGAACAATTTCAACCGCATGACCATTCGCGAAAACGGCACAGTGTTCTCAGTCTTCAAGATGAAATCTCAGCAGGTCGGCGGCTGGACTACTGACATGGCGGCAAAGAAGTTTTCTTGGTTTGTCAGTCGAATTGCTGCTCCGCGCTTTACCGGTACTTATGCAGAGTGCACCAGATTTATTGAAAGTGAGGGAGCTGAGTTCATGAGTGAGCATGGCATAGCCTGCTAACCAACCCCGCCCACCTCAAGCCCCTTAATTGGGGCTTTGCCAGTACAAAACACGAGGATTTGACAATGCAAATTCACAAGCACCCGAATGAAACAGAGGAACAATTCCGCACACGTGCATTCCGCTGGAATCGCCTAGTTGGTGAAGCGTTCGCACGCCGCCAGGCTCGTTACTCGGCCACCCCGGCAACTGCTGAAAAGCTGCAGACGCGCACCAAGCTGGTTGAGTGCGGGGATCAGTTGTTGGTTGTGCCGGCCGATACTGGGGCAACGCGCATCAACGCACCGCTCGGCATGCCTCACCAGCCTGTCAGCCGTATGAGTCGTGTGCGGGCTGCGTGGTACGGCTCGGGGTTGGTTGGCGCTGTGGCTCTTGTAGCCGTGGCAGTTATGGTTCTGCCGGGATAATCTGCCGTGGCTAAATTAATTCATGTAGGGCTCATAGTCGGTGCGATGCTCACTGCACCTGATGTAGTCGACCTTCACCGGTTCTTTATTGGTGCGCTGATTGTGTCTGCGTGCTTTGTGTTTCGGGGTCGCTGATGGCTATGTTCGTGAGCGGTTCAAAGTACCGCACCCTTGAGTTCAAATTGCTTGCCGCCGAGCTGCAGGTTCAAGATTTGCAGCAGCGGCTCAACGCCAAGATTGAAGAGTGGAACGAGCTTGTCGGGCGCATCAACCGTCGTGGCGGTGAGAGCTTCCTCACCTACGGGGTAACGATTGATAAGATCCCTGCCCCGCAGTTCACACCGGATGAGTTGAAGACACTGTTGTTGCTTTGCCATCCAGACAAGCACGGCGGGAAAGACAGCGCGGTGCGCATCACTCAAAAGTTGTTGGAGTTGCGCTGATGGCTGTTAAGAAGACAAACGCGGACTACAAGCGCGAGCAGTACCAGCGCGCCAAAGAAGCCGCCGAAAAGCTGGGGATCATCAACCGCACGTTGCCGCTGCCGGCCAGTGTGAGCGCTCAACTTGATGAGCTGTGTGAGCGTCACGAGTTCACCGACTGGCGGGAGCTGGTTATCACAATGATTCGGGTTGCCCACGCGGGTGCGGTTGAGCTGGTTGCTATCCCTTCAAGCGGGTTCGTGCCGAGCGAGAAGCAGTTACGCAAGGTTGGTAAGCGACAAGCCTGTATGTGGTGCGGCGATACGAAATTTACAATAACCGGGGATGACTGCCCCGAGTGCGAAGGGGTTGAGTAATGGCAAGGTTTGCAGTTACAGACAACAGCAAGATTGGCGGTGAGCGTGAGGTTTCGCAACTTGAGGCTGTAACTCCGCGCCTTGAGGATTGCCCCGATGCAATGGGCGAGCTGCTTGACCTCTTGGTTAAAAAGGGTGTTATCGAAATTTACGAGGCGATTGATATTTCCGGAACTGGTGCATATGAGGGTTACACATCATGAAAACTACACGTCACTGGCTGCACATTCTGTTGTGCTTCCCAACCTGCGGGCTTTGGTTGCCGGTCTATTTGATCCTGCTGGCAACCCGTGAAGAGTACAACCGTGGGCACCGCGTAGGTAAAGCGGCTGGTCGGGTTGAGCGTCAGAACGAGATTGACGGCGCTGAGTTTGAGCGTGCCGTGCATGGTCAGCAGGGTTTGGACCCTGTGAAGTTTTACGGCTCTGCAGATGCGCCGCGCACGTTCTCGGGCTTCGCCAGCACTGCGGACCCTGACCATGTTGCCGATGTTATGCGCCGCACCACTAGCAGAGTTGACCGCTTTGCCGAACTGGCAGACCGCAACCGCACCGTTGGCTTGGACATGCACGAGCGCGCCGAGTACACCCAACTACGCCAGGAACTGAGCCAATGAGTGAAGTTACCCAACTCGCTGCTTTGCGGGAAGAGCTGGCAAACAGAACGGATCGAGTAGCAGAGCTAGCACAGCAACGTAATGACCTCCAACAGCGCCTTGCGGACGCCGAGCGGCGGAATGGATTACTCGAATCTCAAGTGCTGCACAAAGATGCCGGTATTGAATTCCGTGACGCGCTGATTAATGCGGTTCGCATGTCGTCTAAAGAACTGTTGATGGCGTGGGTTCCTTCTGACTGGGAATCTAAGCGCGCCGCCATCAACAAACCCCAAGAGGCCAAGTCATGAGCATTGGAACAATCAAACCCCTCGTAACCGCTGATGATGTGCAGGCGCTGCCGAACGCCGAGCTGCAGCTTGTAGCACGCGCAGCCCTGGCCGCTGGTTACACTGTGGACGTTCGCCACATTCGCTATGAGTATATGGTGTTCGCGAACGGCAAGCACTTTCACCCGCTCACCAACTGGATGCAGTGCGTGCGCCTGGTGGTTGATACTGACCAAACATTCAGCATTGACGGGCGTATCTCGCTAAAGGTTGGCGACTCGCAAGAGCATGAGGTACGCAAGCCAACCACCGATGCCGAGTATTACAGCCAGATGTGTGAAGCCGTGGTAACCAACACGGCTAAGGGGTTCCCGGTTTGAAGCCACCGCGTGAGTATTACCAAGGTGAGAAAGCCAGGGTTGACGGCGTTGGCAAGCTCACCAATCCCAACGCTTATATGCAGTGGGCCTGGTCGTGGTGGTTGGCCGGCTGGAACGACAAAGATAAGGAACTGATAGATGCAAAACGAGAAGCCAAGCAACACACGTGAGCAATGCGCTTTTGACCGGGGTGTGTACAACAAAAAGCTTGCAGTTCAAGCGTGCCAAGCAAACCTTGCAAAAGTCGGGGTGGTTGATAAGTGGCGCGAAGTGCACAACCCGCACAAGAAGGGTTCGGCGGAACACAAGTTTTGGAATGAGGGGTTTGACAGCGTATGACACAGACACGGTGGTATCACAGCGGGGCCACGCAGCGCCGCAACGGCAAACCCTGCGCACCGGCACCAGCCTGCAAAGAATGGGAACGCCGCCAGTGGCAGCAGGGTTGGAACGACAAAGACGAGGCACTTAAGGTAGTTGACAGCCCCACACCGGTTGCGTAAAGTCGCCCGTGCATTGTCACTGCTTGGCTGTACCTGAGCCCCGCAAGCCTCCCCAGCTTGCGGGGCTTTTCTTTGCGTGGTCTAGTGTGGCTTCACGTGACTGCATCCAAACCAAGCATGAGGGTGACACCATGTAACCTGACAGCGCGCCGGGGCCTTCCAACAGCGGCAACGCCTATGAGCTTCGAATTGGTAGCGACATAAAAAGCCCTCACAGTTGAGGGCTTTTTAATGCCCATAATTTGTGGTCTACTGCCTGCGCCAAGTTCGAATCAATCAGTAAAAAGCCCGTAGCAATCTGGGCAGGGGTACTGACCCCTGTGAGCTTGGCAGCCATCCAGATTGCTACGGGCTTTTTCGCATATAAGGCAAATGACAATGCTTGCAACAGCTTTGGCGGGAATGACCGCCGTAAATCAATGGTTCGTGTGGCGCCTGTCACCGGACCCTAAAAAGCCGGGGAAATACCAAAAGGTGCCGGTGCACCCTGATGGTCGAATTGAGTTTGATGAACAAGGAAAGCTCAAGGGTATTGACGCCCAAAAGCCGTACGCGTGGACATCATACGAGGTGGCCACGGCTCAACTTGCTGTGCATATGGGGAGGCTTGACGGTTATGTCTACACGCTCGGTTTTATGGTTACTGCTGGTTGTGGCTACTGGTTCCTTGATGTTGACAGTTGTGTTGACTCTGCTGGTGCTCTTTCACCCTGGGCAGCCTGGTTCTACCAAAACCTGCCCGGGGCGTTTTTTGAGTACAGCTCATCCGGCAAGGGCATTCACCTCATCGGCCGTGGTTGCCCTGCAGCCGGTCACCGCACCCGACCAACGCAAGAATGGGTAGCCGCCAACCCTGGCGTTGACCTTGAGTTCTATACAGGCGGTCGGGGTATCGCGTTCGGGTTGAATGGGCAGGCTTGGGGGTCTGCTGATACACACCTATTGGGTCAAACCGAGTACATCGTTGAGCACATCTTTAAGCGTGAGCAGGGTGTTGCGCTGGCGGTGGGTGACGGACCTCGTGCGGATTGGCGCGGACCTGAGAGCGATGACGAACTGATCAGGCGCGCTCTGCAGTCGCGCAGTGCCGGTGCCATGTTTGGCGGAAAGGCAACGTTTGCTGACCTGTGGACCTGCAACCTACCGGTGCTGGCTGAGCACTACCCTGACCCCGGCCGCTCAGATGACTTGCCGTACGATGGCACCGGGGTTGATTTCGCCCTGGCGTCCCACCTGGCGTTCTGGACGGGCTGCGATGCCGAGCGCATGACGCGGCTTATGTGGCGCTCAGGGTTGGTGCGCGATAAGTGGACGTCGCACCACACGTACCTATCTGAGCTGACAGTGCTCAACGCCTGCCGCCAGACCCGCAACGTCTGCCAGGACAAGGAGACAGTAGCCAAGCTTGATGCCTCGGTAACCCTTGAGGCTGGCATGAGCAGGCAGCAATACTTTGACTTGATAATGGCGTGCAACGATGACGCCGAGCTGCGCAACGATGTGCTGCCGCAGATATCAGGTGACCGTGCGATTGCCGCGCTTGACCGGGATTGGCTGGCCGCTGCAGTAAAGAAGCGCATGAGTGAATGGGGGTTCCCGGTTGGCATCAACGACTGCAAGGCTATGGTGCGCCTGCAGGCGGTTGAGGATGAGGACGGCGGGGTTATTCCTGAGTGGGCCAACCGCCACGTGTACGTCAAAGCTAACGACTGCTTCTTTAATCTGATGAGCGCCGAAATGATGACGCGCACGTCGTTCAATGCGGACTTTGAGCGCATGATGCCTCAGAAGCCCAACGGCGACCGTGAGGATGCAGCCAAGTGGTGCTTGCAGCGCTGGAACATGAGCACCGTGGCCAACTACATGTACCTGCCTGGACGTGACCCAATTTTCAATCATGAGGGTCGCTGGTACGCAAACCTGTACAGCCCGAGCAGCGTGCCCGAAATCGCCCTTGGTTACACACAGGGTGGGGTTGATGCCATCCAAGCGTTCTTGCGCCACCTGCAGGCGCTGTGCGGCAACCGGACCGAGGTTTATCTAAACCTGCTTGACTGGATGGCCTGGTGTGCGCAGAACCCTGGCAAGAAGTGCCGCTATGCACCAATCATCAAGGGTATGCCCGGTGATGGTAAGTCGATGATCATCAATATCATGCAGGCCGTGATGGGCTTTGCGAACGCCACCAGTGTTGGCGCCAAACTCGTGTGCTCAGATTTCGGTGACTGGCAAGAGGGTTCGTGTGTCACCGCGTTTGAGGAACTGATGATTACCGGTGCCAAGCGCTATGCCGTGGCCAACGCCATCAAGGAGCCCATCACCAACAACACGCTCAAGATTAACCGCAAGGGTCAGCCGGCCGGTGCGTCAATCATTAACGTCACTAACTACATCGCCTTCACAAACTTTGTGGACGCGGTGCCGCTTGAAGACAATGACCGCCGTTGGTGGGTGATCTTTTCCCCGTTCGATAGCCTGCACAGCCTGGCAGCAGCGCTGAGCCTTACAGAAGACGGCTTGACCAAACACTACGATTTCATCTTTGACAGTCTGCAGGGTGCGCAGCGTGGCGAGTGGCGCAAGTTCTTCCTTGAGTATCAGGTGAGCGAGAATTTCAAACCGAACGCCAAAGCACCACACACCAGTGAGAAGGCTGAAATGCAAGCGGGCGGGGAAGACGCTCACGAGGCCGTGGCGCGTCAATGTATCGAAAGTGGGGCCATCGGTGTAGGCCAGTTCGTTTTAAGCTCCAGCGCGCTAGCAGCGGCTATGAGGACCATATGCGTGCAGGATGGGATGGACATCCCAAAAACTTCTGCAGTTAGCCACATGCTCACCCGTCTCGGGTTCTCGCCAAAGGGTGTGATCAAGTGGGACGGCAAAGCGCACCGTGTGTGGTGGAAGCGTGGCAAGGTGGCGAACGATGACAACGAGACTCTGCGGTCCTTGCTTGAACTCACGAAAATTCAGCACATGGCGCAGCTCACAGCAACTGGTTAAAATTTGATCAGGTTACGAGGTTACAAGGCTGTTTGAGCTTGTAACCTCACTTGTAACCCTCTGAGAGCCCCGGTTTTACTGGATTTCTATCTCTAAAGGTTACAAGTTACAAGATAATTAAAAATCTAGCTGTATGTGAGTTGATAGGTATGTGTATAGGTGGTCATCATGAGTCATGTCGTATGTTCCGTTTTTATGTGTATTTAAATTTTTTCCACTTGTAACCCGTAACCTTTTCTCTGCAGGCCACGGTTTATAAGGGCTGTAGAGGTTACGAGCTTGTAACCCTAACTTGTAACCTTTTGGGTGAATTTATGAAAAAGAAGAATTTGAGCAAGCTAGAGGCTCTCTTTGTCAAAAAACTCGTTGAGTGTGGCAAACCTGCTGATGCGTACCGCGCAGCTTTCAGTTGTGCAGGGCTCTCAGATTTACAGATTTCGTCACGTGCTGGGACTGTGAAGGCTCGCAAGCACGTAAAAGCTGCGCTTGACGCTGCGAAAAAAACTGTTGAGAAAGAATTGAAATTTGGAATTCAAGACATCGTTGAGATTTGGACGGACATTGCTACCGCTGATCCTAACGAGTTGATGAGCAATTTGCGGCGGTGCTGCCGCCACTGCTACGGCCGTGGTCACCATTACCAGTGGAAGGACGAGAACGAATTTGCCTATGCGCTCGGCCAGGCTCTCAAGGCCAAGGGTAAGCAGACCATCCCGAGCGATGAGGGCGGCTATGGGTTCAACTTCACGTTTCGGCCGCACCCTGAGTGCACCGAGTGCAAAGGTGAGGGCCACCTTGATACGTTCTTTGCTGACACCCGGAAATTGAGCAGGGCAGGGCGCCGGCTGTACGCTGGTGTCAAGCAGACCGCTCAGGGCATGCAGGTTATGACGCGCGACCAAGATGCAGCGCTTGCCAACCTGGCCAAGTTCTTTGGAATGATGCCTGACAAATTGCAGGTTGCAGGGGCTGACGGTGGACCGTTATTAAGTGCTACTATGCCACTGCCCACCGACCCGGTGGAAGCTGCGAACCTTTACGCGCAGTTCATTAAAAGCAACGCAAGGGGATGACAATGCAAAAGTACACAGTGAACGAGAACCCGCACTGCCCCGAAGGCACAAGCGACGAAATATCGCAATACCTGCCAGCGGGAACCGTGCTCTATGCGGCTGCGGGCGTTGATGCTGAGATTGAATCGCTCAAGTTGATGAGCGTGGCAAACGTTCTGTTGGATGCAACGTTGGGTGATGACAGCTTTCAGAGCGCGCAAGCAAAATCTGTCGATGAGGTAAACGATAGGCTGAGGGGGTTAGAGGATCTGGTGGCAACATTGGAGGGTGAGCTTGCTGAGGCTAACGCGCAGCTAACAGAGCGCAACCGCGAGTTTGGCAAAGTGTCGTCTGAGGCTATCACCCTGCGCGATGTGCTGGCCTTGTTGGCGCCTGACCTCAAAGCAATGGCAATCCTGTACGCGCAGAAGGGCGACCACCAACGCAGCCAGGCGCTCAACAACATTTGCAAATCTGTTGGGGTGGTGTGATGGCTCGACAACTGGACCACCTCAACTATGAGGATGACGGTTTTAAAACGCTGCAAGACGCTATTGAATTCTGCAAAGGCCGCTCGGGCATCACACGCGCATGGATTGGTAAGCGTGAGCGGTTCCACGTGTTTGTTGCGGCCATTGAACACCATCGGCGTTTTTACCATGTCGTTGCTGATTATGTGATGCACCCGACAATCACGTATCGAGAAGAGGCCGACCAATGAACAACGATGAGCGCAAAGACGTTGAGTATCTGAAAGAGCTGTTGGCGTCTGTCAAGGTTCCAACCCTGTGCGGTTCTTGCGGTGCGAACCTTGACTATCACCAATGCTTTTGTGCTGGTAAGCAGCAACCACTGCACCGTGACAATGACGGCCTTGATGCGTACCGTGAGCCCGTGGCCATCGCTCACGTTTGCGAGCTTGGTGAGAACTGCCGGTGCGTTAAGGGTGATGAGCCTGGTTGCTGGAACTGGATAGAGAAGGTGGAGTTATGAGACGTCTATCATTCAACATCGTTGCTGTTATTCAGCGTGCGCATATGCTGATTGTCGTCACGCGAATTCGTGACGTTCCTATCACGCCAGGTGACTTGCGATGATAACCATTGCTGCGTATTTGGTTCTTGACATGACTGTTGCCAATTGGAGCGGTTGGCTATTGGTTCTGCCGGTGCTATTGGACCTGGCGATAATCGGCAGCATTGCTAAGGATCGCTGATGGATTGGAAGCAGCCCGATTACCGGGGCATCCTGCAAGAGCGGCTAGACAACCTGGCCGCTATTCGCAAGAAGCCTGAAATCATCCCCGCGCTAAAGCTGCACTATCGCGAGAACCCTGCCGACTTTATCAGTGATTGGGGCATTACTTATGACCCCCGGTTGATTGAGCGCGGGCTTTCGCCGGTCGTGCCAATGATCCTATTCCCAAAGCAGCTTGATTTTATTGAGTGGGTGCTTGAGCGCTGGCGAGCCGGTGAGTCTGGCGTTGCACCCAAGTCGCGGGACATGGGTTTATCGGTGGTCTGTCAGCAGCTCGGTGCAACGCTGTGCTTGATGCGCAACAACATGAGCATCGGCTACGGCTCACGCAAGGAGGACTTGGTAGACAAGGTGGGCGACCCGTCAACCCTCTTCTATAAAGGGCGGATGTTTATCGACCACTTGCCCGAGGAATTCCGGGGCGGTTTCAAGTCGACCAACAAGGACCACTCAAGCCACCTGAAAATCTACATTCCCGAAACGCAGAGCATCATGATTGGTGAGGCTGGTGACAACATCGGTCGGGGTGGTCGTACCGCCCTGTTCTTTGACGATGAATCAGCCTTTCAGCCGCGCCCGCAACTCATTGACGCTGCATTGTCAGCAACGACCAACTGCCGAATATCTGTCAGCTCTGTGAACGGCCGCGACAACCCGTTTGCTGACAAGGTGCACAACTGGCCTGAGCGCCGGGTGTTTCGCTTCCACTGGCGAGACGACCCGCGCAAGGATGACGAGTGGTACGCCAAGAAGTGTGAGGACTTGGACAACCCAATCATCATTGCGCAAGAAATTGACCTCAACTTCACAGCGTCCAAGTCGGGGATTCTCATCCCTAGCGAGTGGGTGCAGGCTGCAGTCAATGCGCACATCAAGCTTGGCATCAAGCCAACCGGTGAGCGACGTGGTGCGCTTGACGTTGCTGACGAGGGTATTGACCTCAACGCCTTTGGCTGGCGACACGGCGTGGTCATGCAGGGCATTGAAGCCTGGTCGGGCGTTGGGTCTGACACGTTTGCCACGGCTGCGCGCGCCTTTAACCTTGCCGACGCTAACCATTTAAACGATTGGGACTTTGACAGTGACGGCTTGGGTGCTGGCATTCGCGGTGACGCCAGGGTACTCAACGAGAAGCGCGCCAAGAACAAGCAGAAGGTGAGTCCTTTCCGGGGCTCGGGTGCGGTCATTGACGCAGAGAAAGAAATCATCAAGGGTGAGCATGGTGTGAAGGGTCGCACCAACGAGGATTTCTTTGCGAACCGTAAAGCGCAAGAATGGTGGCGCCTGATGACTCGCTTCAAGCTCACCTATCGCGCCGTTGTCCAGGGGCTGCCGTACGACCCTGACGAAATTATCAGCCTTGATAAAGACGCGATGGAAAAGAAAGCGTTTGATAAGTTGTGCCAGGAACTCAGCCAACCAACATGGATGCAGAACGGTAGTGGTAAGATCCTGATTGACAAGGCGCCGCAGGGCTCACGCTCGCCAAACTATGCTGACGCCTGCATGATTCTATATTCCAAGCGGGCACGCCGCTCAGGCTTCTAAGAGGGTTCACCATGTTCAAACGTTTGTGGCGCTGGTTACTTGGTCCAACCGCCGACCCTATCCCCGCTGATGAGCCCGATGAGCCGGCACCACGCCGCTCTAAGATGTTCACGACTGACGCACTGCCAGCCGGCGAGCCGACCAAGAGCGTTGGTGAATACCTGGGCTCACTGTTCGCGGTGGCTCCAAAGCCTGTGAAGACCGGCACCGTGGATAACGGCATTGACTCCGCTGAGGGTCAAGGAACGGGGTTCATCAAAAGCGGCTATGGGGTTGGCAGTGACGGCGCGGGCGGGATGCCTGCTGCTATTACTGACTGGTTCTTGAGCCAAACGTTTATCGGTCACCAACTTGCGGGCCTGGTTGCGCAACACTGGCTGATTGATAAGTGCTGCTTGGTGCCAGCGCGTGATGCTGTTCGCCACGGGTTCGACATCCATGCCCCTGACGGCGGTGACCTTGACGCACCCGAAGTGCTTAACCTGATCAAGCGTCTAGACAAGCGTTTCAAGTTGCACAAGAACCTTGTTGAGCTGATCTACAAGGGTAAAATTTTCGGCATTCGCATTGCGTTCTTTCAGGTTGACAGCACTGACCCGCAATACTACGAGCTGCCGTTTAACATCGACTCGGTGACGCCTGGCAGCTACAAGGGGATTGTGCAGGTCGACCCATATTGGTGTATCCCCGAGCTGGACACGCAGGGGAGCGGTGACCCATCGAGCATGCATTTTTATGAGCCCAAATATTGGGTGATTAATGGCAAGCGCTATCACCGTTCACACTTGGTGATTTACCGGGAAGGGGACGTTATCGACATCCTCAAACCTGCGTACCTGTACGGTGGTATCCCGGTTCCGCAAAAGCTGCTTGAGCGGGTCTACGCTGCAGAGCGCACCGCCAACGAGGCGCCACAACTCGCCTTGACCAAGCGTACGATGATCCTGCAAACCGAGCTTGAAGAGGGTATCGCCCTCGGTCCCAAGTACGGCGCGCGCCTGGCCGAAGTGTCGGAACTGCAGAGCAACTATGCGGTGACCATTGGCGACACAGAGGACAAGTACACCCAGTTTGACACGACCCTGGCAGACCTTGACGTTGTGATCATGTCGCAGTTCCAGTTGGTCGCGGCCACTGCCAACGTGCCAGGCACCAAGCTGTTGATGACCGCACCAAAGGGTTTCAACGCAACCGGTGAATACGATGAGGCGAGCTACCACGAGGAACTTGAGTCAATCCAGTCAGGCGCCCCAACTGAGCTTGCTGAGCGTCATCATCAGCTCTTGATGTACAGCGTGGTACTTCCGGCCATGCGCAAGCGTGACGTTGAGTGGCAGCCGCTGGAAACGGTGATCAGTTGGGCGCCGCTGGACTCCCCGACCGCCAAAGAGTACGCAGAAATCAATCTTCTCAAAGCACAGACAGGCCAAGCCCTGGTTACGTCTGGCGCCCTGGACGGCTACGACGAACGCGACCGCGTGCGGGCTGACAAGGATAGCGGTTACACCGGGATCGCTGAGGCGCTGCGTCCTGATGAGGATGCAGACGGCGAACCTGACGCACCCAAGGTTGGCGCCCCGGTGGCACCAGCACAGCCAGGCTTTGACGCTGCTGAGGATGAACCGCAGCTAATCACCAACCAACTGCGCCTTGACCCTGCGATTGTCGAGGGCAAGCGGGGTACTCAGGATTACGACGTACAGGTGAGCCCGGTGATTATGGATGTTGTGACCGGCAAGAAATACCGCGTGGTCATCGACGGCCACCACTCGCTTGAGGCTGCGCGTCTGGACGGTGTGCCACCTCAGTTGATTGAGGGCGGTTATGGTGAGTCGGATTATTTTGACGCTGACAGCGGGTCGCCCCTGTGAAAAAGAAAGTTCGCCTTGTGCGCAAGGTCGACCCGCTGGGCACTGAGTCCAAGCGGGCGCTAACCCTCAAGCCCTCGGTGAGCGTGGGTGCTGCCTATGCTCGTGAGCTTGAGGCGCTGGTTGCGGAAATGCACAAGGAAGTGGAGCAGGCAGTTTTAGCCGAGTTTAAAAATACTGCTGCGGCAGACGCAGAAGAGGATTTTTGGTCACGGTTGCGCAAGAAGCTGGCCAACAAGTTTGCGAAGGTTGCAGGCCCGTTGGCCACGGGGTTTCTAACGCGGGTCGACCGCAACGCAACCACCAACCTTGAGCGCTCGTTGAAGTCCACAAGCGCTGACCTGACGTTGAACATGAAAAACACGCCGAAGGTCAAGAAGGCTATCAAGTGGCGCATTGATGAGAACGTTGACCTGATCACCCGCATCCCGGCTGAGTTCTTGGACAAGGTGAAAGAAGACGTCAACAATTCGCTCACCAAAGGCAAAGGACTTGCCGACCTGCAGCCCGCGATGGAAAAGCGGTATGGTGAAGCCAAGCGACACGCTCAGCTTGTGGCCCTGGATCAGACGCGCAAGGCTTATACTGCGATCAACACCGAGCGTATGCGGGCCAATGGGGTCACCAAGTTTGAGTGGGTACATACCGGGGGAAGCCAAGAGCCGCGCCCATATCACCTGCACACGCCTGCACAGGGTGGGTTGAACGGCGGGATATTCGACATCAATGACCCGCCTGTCATTGACCAGAGAACAGGTGAGCGCGGATTGCCTGGTGACGATTACAACTGCCGCTGTACAATGCGACCAATAGTTACGTTCGACGATGAGGACGACGAATAATGCCAAGCACGCAACGCATTGAAGACTTCAACGGATGGTTTGAAGTTGCGCGCAACCCAATCAGCCGTGCCGGTGTTTTCCCATACCTGGGCTCAAGCCTGGGTGAAGACATGATCAAGCAACACAGCTTGGACCCTGAAAAGGTCTACATGGTGTTGCGCCCTGCTGAGGAACTGGCCAAGCCTGAGTTTCTTTTTAGTTGCTCGCTGCTGCCGTGGATCAATGACCACACCATGCTTGGTGGTGATGAGTCTGGCTACATGCGCCCCGAGCAAAAAGGCATTGGTGGTGTGACGGGTGAGCAAGTTGTGTTTGACGACACAGACGATACGGTCTATTCAAACATCAAGTTGTTTTCCGAAGCTCACCGCAATGAAGTTGAAAACGGCAAGACCCCGTTGTCACTCGGTTACCTGTGCGCTTACGAATGGGCACCGGGTGAGTACAAAGGCGAGAAGTATGATTTAATACAAAGGAATCTGCGTGGCAACCACTTAGCGTCAGTTGATGACGGGCGGATGGGGCCAACCGTTGCAGTTCTTGACCACAACGACACTAAAGGTATTCCCGCGATGGATGAAATCCTGAAACTCTTGGCTGCACTCGGTGAAGCCATCAAGAAAATGGCACCGCCTGCTGACCCGGCTAACGTCGTTGTTGAAGACGAAGACCCGGAAACCCCAGCGGCCGACGCCGACCCTGAAACACCTGCAGCGGACGAAGACCCGGAAACCCCAGCGGCCGACGCCGACCCTGAAACACCTGCAGCGGATGCAGACCCGGAAGTTCCAGCCAAGGATGCTGCCGCCGACGTTGCCGCAATGGATGCTGCGGTTGAATCCCGCGTCAGGAAACAGTTCCAAGCTATCCAGCGCGGCGCGGCACTGGCTGCCAAGCTGAAACCCCATGTCGGTGTGTTCGACCACTCCAACAAGACCGAAGCCGAGATTGCCGCGTACGGCGTCAAGAAGCTTGGTCTTAACGTCGACAAGGGTTCGGAAATTCCAACCCTCAAGGGCTACCTGGCTGCGAAGGGTGACCCGAGCAAAGACACCACCGTGCGCAACGGGATGGTTGCTGCACAAGACGCCGCCGACGCGAAACCATCGCTGATGGCTACCAAACTGGCCGAACGGAGCAAAGCATAATGTTTCAGCAAACCGTGAACAAAGATATTGGTGTTGGCATTCCCGGCGAGCTGGCATTTGACGGCCCGCTGCGCGTGACCCCTGGCACCATCGACCCTGCAGCCACCGCAGCTAACTGCGTGCTCGGCCGCTACTTCACCAAGAACCGCGACACCGGCTTGTACGGTCCTGGCGGCGACACTGCGGGCAACGTCGACCTGCAGTTTGGTGGTATCGCAGGCAACCCAAAAGAGCTGATCAACTACGGCACCGCAGCCGGTGGTCCACTGGCCCCAAGCCTGCTGGTCAAGCCTGGCAGCCTGGCAAGCTTTACCGAAATGGGCATGGTGTGGGTGTCTGTTGCCGCCCCGGCTCAAATCAGCGACAAGGTTATTTACACCATCGCAACCGGTGTGATTGCAACCGTACCTGCTGAAACCGCAGTGCCTGCCTTGAGCCTGGCCGTTCCGAATGCCGTTGTTTACCGCATCGGTACTGACCTGGCTGGCGGCGACGTCATCTGCATCAAACTGACCAACTAAGGGACGCCGCGAACATGGCACATCTGCAACCGAGCCGCATCCGCTCTACCACCCACGCCCGGAATGTTGGCGTGATGAACATCACCCCTGACGAAATCCGCGCTCACGGTATTCAAGGCTTGGGCCTGGATTCCATCGGCGTTGGTATCACCGCGCACGACATCACCCGCATGGTTGTTGCGATGGACGGCAACATGATTACCACGCCGTCGTCTGCGACCCTGCTGCAGTTCACGCAGGCGTGGTTACCTGGCACCATTCGCATTCTCACGGCCGCTCGTAAAATTGACGACCTGCTGGGTGAGCGTGTTGTGGGCTCGTGGGAAATGGGCTCTGTGGTTCAAAAGATCATGGAAAGTGTCGGCGCCGCGCAGCCGTACAGCGACCACGGCAACGTGCCGTTTTCCAGCTACAACCCAACCTTTGAAGAACGCGACATTGTGCGTTACGAGCAAGGTTTTCAGGTTGGCGCTTTGGAAGACGCCCGTGCCGCACTGATGCGTGACAACGCTGCCGGTGAGAAGCGTGACGCGGCCATGATGGCGCTGGAAATCTCCCGCAACCGCCTGGGGTTCTTCGGCTACAACAACGGCAGCAACCGCACCTACGGCTTGCTCAATGACCCGGGTCTGTTGGCCTATGCCACCGTGCCGGCCGGTGCTGGCGGTTCCACCAAGTGGATGGATAAAACCTTCCTCGAAATCATCCGCGACCTGCGTACCGGTTTCGCGGCTCTGCGTACCCGCTCGGGCGGCAACATCGACCCGAAAAAGGCGCCTATCACCCTGGCTACCGGCACCAGCGTCATCGAGTTCCTGAGCATCCCTAACGAACTCGGCACCACCACCGTGGGCGAATGGCTCAAGGAAAACTACCCGAACGTTCGCACTGAGGACGCGCCAGAACTTGACGCAGCCAACGGCGGTGCGAACGTGGCGTACCTGTACGCTGAAAAGGTAGAGTCGACCGGTGATGACGCCGGCCAAGTCATCCAACAACTGATCGCGTCCAAGGTTACCCCGCTGGGTATCGAGAAGCGCGTAAAGACCACTGTTGAAGACTACACCAACGCCCTGGCCGGTGTGATGGTGACCCGTCCGTTCGCCGTGTATCGCTACACTGGCGTTTAACAAATCGTCAAGGGCGTGCTATGTTGGGCGCCCTTACTTCAATAACAGCAGGGCTTTGACATGCCATTGATTTTTTCGACTATGACCGGTTCTGTGACCTATACAGACTGGAAACTCTCCCCCGGTGGTCTGAGCATTGCCGGCCGCGAAGTCACCATTAAAGGTGGCGCGAACGTCGCAGACCGCCGCACCATTCTGACCCCGCGCGGTATCGGCACCCAAGTCAGTGAAGAGGATTATGAATTCCTCAAGACCGACCCAACTTTCATCATGCACGAGAAGAACGGTTTCATCACCATTGACGCCGTTGCTGACATCCGTGACGCCGACCTGGCAGCCGCTGGCATGGAAGGCCGCGACGACTCGGCACCCGACACCCCGAACGACTACATTGCAGAAGGCGTTGCAGCACCGACAACCACCCCCGTGGTCATCGAAACCCCTGCCCCAACCGGCAGCCGTCGCAACCGTAAATAAGGTGTCTCATCATGGCCGAACATACTTTTGATTCGGTCGCCTTTCGTGCACAGTTTCCAGCGTTCACGAGTACAACCAAATACCCGGATGAGCAATTATCCGGGTATTTTACTATGGCGACCGCGTACATTTATCCCAAGGATTGGGGCGGCATCTGCGGTGCACAACTGCAGCTCGCTCTAAACCTGCTGACCGCGCACCTGACATACCTCAACGCGCTCATTGTTGCGGGCAACACCAGCGCCGCCCCGGTGACCGG